CCAACGCCGGGTGCGCTATTGGCTTGCCGGGGGCGAGGCTGTTCCTGTAGGCGTATGGGCTGAGCTGCGGGAAATGGTGCTGGTTGGGTCAGATGCCCTCGCCGAAGAACTGGATAGACTCGCGCGGCAATAGGCGCTGCGGCGCGCGCTCGAAGCGCCACGGCGGCCGCTGCGGGCATGTGCCGGCCAAGGGCAGGGACCGGTGTAAGTTTCATGGTGGCGCCAGCACAAGGCCCCATAACCCGCGCGGCTGGCCCAAGGAGGCATGGGCGCGCCGCGCCGCCCGCCAAGCGCTCTATCGCGCGATGGGCCTCCCCTGGCACGGCGGAACCCCGCGCAAACCGGCAAAGGTGCTGACAATGGCAGAAGAGGCAAAACTCAACCTCGATCGCGCGATCGTCGAACTGGAGGCGACGTTGCCACCCGACGTGCGTGACCTCCCCATCGACCAATTGACCGCGCCCCAGGCCCTTGGCCGCGCCTCCCTCGTGGGCCTCCACCAGCTCGTGCGCATCGTCGAGCAGCCCCTCGACTTTGAGAACCTGAAGCAGCTGCGCCTCGTGGGCGACATGGCCTTGGGCGCCAATAAGCTCCTGCAGCGGCATGCCCAGGGCGAGCGCAACCACGACCTCATCGGCAAGCTCCTCGCGGCCGTGGCGGCGGAAGAGGCCGAGAAGGCAGGGAAAATAATCGAACCGGAATAATATGCGCGGACGGATCAAATATCCGTTGACGCCACGCTCTCCCCGTGCCTACCCTCCCCCGTCTCACCAGCGCCTCGGAGGGCAATATGGAAATCGGTGATTTTGTCAACTTCGTGAGGGGAGCCGCGATTGGGATCCTTCTCGGGTTCGGCATGGCCGTGGTCGGGATTGTTTTTCGTGTGATCGGCGCATTGCTTCGATAATCCGCAATATACCAACGCCTCGGAGGGATGGACGATGGCCGCATATAGCAACCCGCGCATGGAAGCCGTCATCGATGGCTGGCCGATCGGCAGGACACGCACGACGGCACATTTCACAATACTGCGTGCTCTTCTTGACAGGGGGGAATAGGCCATGACCTTGGACATCACAAACGAGGCGGCCTCGGCCGCCATTCTGCGCGTGTGCGATGAGGGGCGGCTTGTGCAGGGGAGGTGGCATGACCAGGACAGCGAGGGCCGCGAGCTTGCCTGCCTCTTGGGCGCCATCGACCCCAGCGTGACCAGCGCCCGCCAATGCAACGGCAACCTGATGCCGATGTGGATGGCCGAGCTGACGCCAACGCTGTTCGACGGAATTCCTGCCGAGAATGCCCTACCAATAGCGCGGCGTTACGGGCATGCCATTGCGCATGTCCTCGCGCCGGCTCAATGGGATAGGGTGCTGACCCGTTTTTTGGTTCGCGCGATTGATGTCGCGGTTGATGCCGCCAAGCCGGTAAGTGAGGACAAACCATATTGGCCGGCCGTAGCCGTTGCGTGCGAACAGGTCAAGGCCGCGCTGGAGAGCCGCGAAGGCATAAAAGAGGCGAAGGAAGCGGCTGCGGCGGCTCTAGCGGCTGCGGAGGAGGAGGGGGCGGCGGCGGAGGCGGCGAGGGCAGCAGGAACGGCGTCGGCGTCGGCGCCGTCCAGGGCGGCGTGGGCGGCAGCGGGAGCGGCGAGAGCAGCAGCAGCGGAGCCGGCGAGAACATATCTCTCCCTGTTCACCTTCCTCCTCGACCAGATCGAGGCCGAGATTGCCGCATGATTTACAAGCTTCCCTTGCCAATCGGGCGCGTCAAGTGGGGTGTCGCGCATGGCGGCTGGCGGTTTGAAATATACAGGACCAGACAGGACGCCGCCGAGGCGCTGGCGTTCTTCCGGCGCTGTATGCCCGCATGATCGTCGTCTACAACGAGGGGCGATCGAGGTACGAGGCGATATGCTCGTTTTTCGAGCGCTCTCTCCCCAAGGAAGAGCGCTGGCGGTGGGATCAGGCCGCGAAGCGCTGGTATACCCAATCCGAGGACATTGCCCGCCGGCTGGCTCGCTACGCGACCGGAGCGGCATCCGTGCGGCTCAACGGCCTATCCGAAGCCGAGCGGCAGGCGATCGCGGACTCGAAGGCAAGCGACATCGGGGATTTCGAGATACCCGCGCCGCCCGGCCTTGCCTACCTGCCGTTCCAGCGCGCCGGCATCTTCTACGCCGTTAATCGCCGCGGCACGCTGATAGGCGACGAGATGGGCCTCGGCAAAACCGTGCAGGCCATCGGCACCGTCAACATGGTGCCGGCGGCCGAGCGCGTGCTGATCGTCTGCCCCGCCTCGCTGCGCCTCAACTGGCGCGCGGAGTGGCGACGCTGGCATACCGGCAATCTGCGCCCGGTGCTGCTGGACGCCTGGCCGATGGCCCTCTTCGGATTGGAGGCGGAGACCAGGAACCAGGCGCTCATCGTCAGCTACGACAGCGTGAAGAAATGGCACCCGATGATCGCCAAAGTGGCCTGGGACTTCCTCATCTGCGACGAAGCGCATATGCTGAAGGACGAGTCGACCAGGCGAGCGAAATCGCTCTTCGGCGGCACCTACAAGCGGACGGAGAAGTTCGAGCCGGTCACGGCGCGGCGCAAGCTCTTCCTGACCGGGACCGCGATCGTCAACAAGGCCGAAGACCTATGGCCGCTGGTGAAGGCGCTGGCGCCGCAGGGCCTGGGATCGAACCGGGCCGACTTCATCGAGCGATACGCCGGCAACGCGCGCCTCGACGAATTGCATCTGCGGCTGCGATCGCAAATCATGGTGCGGCGGCTGAAGGAAGGCGTGCTGAAGGAATTGCCGCCGAAGCGCCGGCAGATCGTCCTTCTCGATGTCGCCAACGCCAACAGCATCGTCGCCGCCGAGCAGAATGCAATCGACCTCGCGAAAGCCGGGCTCGACCAGACCCGCGCCGAGATCGCCGGGCTGCCGCATGGCGAGCAGGTCATGCGATTGCGCCAGTGCCGCTCCATTGCCATGACCGAGATTGCGCGAGTGCGAAAGGAGACCGCCCTTGCCAAGCTCCCCGCAGCCATCGAGCACATCAAAGAGGCCCTCGCCAATGTGGACAAACTTTGCGTGTACGGACATCACCATGATGTCATGGATGCCCTCGCCACAGAGTTTGGAAACATCGCAGTTATCCTGGATGGGCGCACTCCGGAGACCGGACGGCAAGCGGCCGTTGATAATTTTCAGCAGGATCGGCGAGTGCGGCTTTTCCTTGGCTCAATCCGAGCCGCTGGAATGGGAATCACCCTGACGGCGGCATCGACGGTGGTCTTTGTAGAACTGGACTGGACCCCGGCGATGATGATGCAAAGCGAGGATCGGCTCCATCGCATCGGGCAGCTTTTTTCCGTGCTGGTTCAGCACCTCGTCATCGACGGCTCGATCGACGCCAAGATGGCGAGGATCCTGATCGACAAGCAGGCGGTGATGGACGCCGCCCTGGACGGCGGCAGCGCCGAGGCGCGGGGCCGCGATATTCTGGAAGAGGTTTTGCGAGCATGAAAAACCTAATCGCCCAGCTGGTTGCGGCGACCGAGGGAAGCCGGAAGCTGGATGTCAAAATAAAAATCGCGCTTGATGATCCGCGCGTGATGACCAATCCGGGGGATCATCGCGGGCATGGCGTCGAGTGGAGCCTGGCCAGTTCCGTATTTACGGAGGAATGGGAAGATTGGGAAGCGGCAGCCATGCAGATTGGCGCCCCACACTACACCACCTCGCTCGACGCGGCGCGGACTATGCTGCCGAAGGACGTGTGGTTTCAGATGGGGGCCGAGAAGACTCGTGAGGATGAGCCGCTATACGGGGCTGTCATCTACCGCCCACACCTCGATGCGCCCATGCCGATCGCTGTGGGCGAACACCCAACAAGCCTGCCGCTCGCGCTCTGCATCGCCGGGCTTATTCTGGAAGAGGCGCTGCGGGCATGAAACTCCTTTGCACCATCCTTGCGGAGCTTGTTTATCGGATAAGATGGTGGCGCTGGGCCTTTTCCAGACCATATCGGCTTGGCGATCCGGCCCTGGGGAAAGGCGCGCAGCGATACATAAATCGCCGCCTACTTATGGGCCGCTGGCTTGCCAAGGAACCACAGCGCCGCGATCGATAGCGGAGACCCCGAGCAGCCGTTGCAGAAACAGCATCTTCGTATGCCATTCCTGGTCTACGGCGGCATGCCGGGCCATAGCCTCTGCCTGGCGGCGATCAAGCCTTCCGTCGTGCTCGCGGATGGCCGCCCGCTCTTCCTCGTCATCGGTCATTGTACGACTCGCTGTAGTCGGGCGGCGGCGGCGCCTCGACCGGCTTGAACACGCCACGCCGCCACTCGATCTTGAGCGGCGGCGCCTTCGATGCGTAGTTGCTTTTCATCCCCTCGATCACGAGCCCGAGCGCCTGGTGCTTGTGGACATAAAGTCTCGAGCGTACCCCGGCCTCCCATTGCACCGTTCCGGCCTCTCCGGTGCCGCTACGGCGGCCTGACATGCTCGGGTGCTGGGTCAGCAGCACTACCCCTCGGATCAGCTCCGCAAGCCGCTGCATCTCGTCGAGGAATTGGGTCACCATCCGTTCGTCGAAGTTCTGCCCGGCAAATGTCTTTGCCACGGTGTCGATGATGACGAGTTGAATGCCGGTTCGCCGGCAACGGAGGATCAGCTTGTCCATGAGCGCCGTCCTCTGCATCTTGCGAGAAAAGCGCTCCGGCTCCATCAGGATATTGTCGCGCCCGGCGCGGGGGATGATGTCGAGCCCAGCGTCGAGCACGTCGGCCATCTCGTAGCCGAGCGCCCGGTTGATCCATCGCTGCCGGAGCCGGATGATGCGGCGATCGTCCTCGCAGGCCAGCATCAGCGCTCGCCCGGGCTTGACGGCCAGCCCGAGCCAGGGGAGGCCCAGCGTTGCGCTTGTCGCGAGCTGCATCATCAGCGTGGATTTGCCGGCGCCCCCGTTGCCCGAGACCAGCCCCACCGTCTCGGTCAAAAACGTGTTCTCGACCGCCCAATCGAGCGGTTCCGGCTCGGCGAGCATGTAGTCGTAATCGACGCCTTCGAGGTCATCGTCGCGGCGGGCGCGCGGCCCGAACAGCGGCACCACCGGCGCGGTCATGGCAGCGGGAGCCAATGCGTCGGAATAAACCCGCTGTAGTAACGGCCGGTTGGCTGGTCAATTACCAGTCTGCCGTTTAACCATTTTGCGAAAACCTCCGTTTGTCGATCTTCAACGTATCCGGCCTCACCAAGCAAGGTGCATCGGCAAATCACTCGTGCGCCGTCTCTCGGCGCTGTCTCAATCGGCTGCCAATCTGTCATCGCCCTCTCTCCCACTCGGCCATCAGGTACTGCGCGTCGGCGCTGTTCTGGAACGCCTCGGAGCGCACCTCCTTGAGCCAGCGCGCGATCAGCCATTCCTCGAACGGATCGGCCGGCATGCGCGGATCAGGCTCGCCGCAGGTCGCAACGAACCAGTCCATCGCGGCGAGGACGTATTGGGCGATATCGCGCATCGTATAGCCGGGCGAGGTCGCCGCATCTGCAACGCGGATGAGGATGCGGGTAAGCTGCCGCTCCTCCCACGAACGCCCGTCCTCGGGCTCGCGCAGCGGCGTGATGCGCTGCGCCGTGGCGCTATCCATGCTCGGGATTGCCCGCCAATACCGGCGCCCCGTCACACTCGACGCATCGTGGATAGCCCTCGTTTCTCAGCCCCGGTGGCCCAAGGGCCACCCAGCAGCGTTCGCCCTGGGTGCAGGCGTGCGGCCGACATGTGGCCCTGCGTTCGACGTCGCGCGCGAACATCGCCAACTCCTCGTCCGAATAGACGCGGTTGCTTTTTGCACGCGACTTGCGTATTTGCGTATTCACGGCCATTGCGAACCCCCAGCGTTCGGGTGGCAAGGGCGCCCTGGTCCCCACGACCGGGGCGCCCTCTCGTTATGAGGCTATGTCGTCGTCGCCCCCTTGCGCAAGGGGCCAGATCGAGACGGTGACATTGCCGCCGTCGATGTCAGAGCCGATCACGGTCAGGTGTCGGACAAGACGATCATCCTCGATGTATCCCAGCTTCTTGGTCAAGTCCGGGATCGCCTTGATGTTGTCGAGGTCGATCCGCGTCACTCCCTCAATCAACATCCGCACCCGCCCGGAGACCGGGACGACGCGCTGGATCTTGATCTCCCAGCCGGCCGCCTCGATCCATGCCTTGTAGGCTTTGGTGCGGACGCGGCCCTTGCCCAGAACGTTGCGAAACAGGTTGTTGGTCGAAGGCGGCTGCGGGCAGGAGAACCGGCACGCCGGCTCGTCAGGCATCGGCCGTCCGCCAGTTGCGGTAGTACCACCCGGCATCGACCCCGTGCGGCAACGGCAGCTTGAGCGGCTTCCCGTTCGCGGGCGGGACCGCTGTATGCCCGGTGATCGGCTGCCACGGGCCGCCCTTGCCGGCGACGGTCAGCTTGACGCCGAGGGGCGTCGCCCAGGTCTGCAACTCATCAGGCATCGGCGTGCTCGTCTTCGGCGTATAATTTCCTCACTGTCTCGGACGCCGCGTCAAGCATCGAGTGTGTCCACATCCTCGCCGCCGGGTGCGGGATCGCAAGTTTTTTCGCAAACTCGTGCCCACACTTAGCATATGTCGCCTGCGCAACCTTGCCACAGACGAGCAGGACATCAAACGGCGCAAGGATCTCCAGGTTCTCGCGCAGCCACTTCGCATCTGGTGTTCCGTGGTGACTGGCGGAGCGGCAGAGTTCTCGGCACGAGTTTGTGACGAAGAGATTGGCATCGTCCCCGACGATCCGGTAGAGGCGTCTCCCGCTGAAGTTTTCCGGGTTGATGCGGAAATAACGCGGCGCCATTGCGTAGCCGGCCCCGGTTGTCATTTGCCGCCAATCCCACATAGATTCGAGGACCGCCACGATCTTTTTATGGGGCAGCATCGGCGTGCTCGTCTTCGGCGGCATCAATCCAGTTCAGCTGCATGCCGACACCGAGCGCGGCAAAGCACTCGCGGATCGTGTCCTGGAGGCCGTTGCGTTCCTCCTGGTCCATCGCGGCCAACTCGCGCGCCTTGGCGAAATCGCGCTTCTTCATGCCGAGGCCGGCGACAATGCGCGTCTCGACTACGGCCTTGATCTCGGCCTTGAGGCCCTGGATCTGCCGCTCGTACTCGCCGATCGTCTCAACCGCCTCGCGGATGATCTCAGTCCGCGCCGCGCTGTTGACCGGCGGCGCGTCATCGTCGTAGCTGGCCGGGTCATCCTCACTCCGCCGCTTGCGTCCTCTTGCCATTTGAGTTTCTCCTTTGGTGGGCGTCCCATGCGCGCGGGCGTTGGATCATCCTGCGCCGCGATCGCATCCTTTATCAGCATCTCAATCGGGATGCCGGTGTCTTGGCTGATGGTTGACAGCGGGCCGTAGGCAAGCCGCGCGAACTTGTCCGGGCGGCCCTTGCCCTTGCCAATGCCGGCATACACCGCGACCAGCCGCCGGCCAAGTCCGCGCCGGTCAGCGTAGGCATAATGCGCCTCGCCACGCGCCTCCAGCCACAGTGCGAATGTCGTTCTCATAGGGCCGGAGCATATGGATAAAAAATGCGCGGTCAACACGTTTTTGTGGTTGCGCGGATGCGGGAACGGTGTTTTTATCCGGCTGCGCGTAATTCGGAGGTTGGAAATGATCGACGAGACGTGGCTCCGCGCCCTGATACGGGAGGCGATCGCCGACCGCGAGGAGCGGCATCGTCGTCGGCGCGAGTTCCCTGGGTTCACCCAGAAGCAGATCGAGGCCGGGCTGACCGTGCCGGCGACGGAGGATGCGAGATGATGAAGCGCTACCGAAACTGCCGGCACGTCAACCCTGTAGGCACGTGGTGGATTTGCGAAATGACATCATCGACTTCGGGGAAGGCCGACAATTCGAAGTCGTTGGCCGTGGCCCAGTCGCGCGGGGTCGAGATAGCGGGCGAACTCTTCGCCGGGATGACGCTCGGCCTCGGGCTCATTGTGCTGTTCGGGTTCTGGCTATGAACGCCCTCACTATAGGCTGGATAATCCTCACCATTCCTGTGTTTTGTGTTTTTGGCGCAGCTGTGGCTGCTACCATCGATGGAAAGGGCAACGCATCCGGCGCGGGGCTTGTCGCGGGCATCCTTATCGTGCCGCCTGCATGGTGGGGCCTCTATTTTATCATCCTGGCAATAGGGAGTTGCAAATGAACGCCATCGACAAAATCCGCGCGGAGATCATGGCGCGCCGCGACCATTGGAGGACAGAGGGCGCTGTGGCCGACCAGAACCTTGCGCTCGCCAACGCCGAACTGGAGGCGCACGACCGCGCGGTGGCCGCGATGGAGGCTGTTTCCGTCCTAACCCTCTGTGATGGGACGCAGGTCAACTATGCCCGCTCCCCGCAGCGGCATCGAGTCCAGAAGCCGGTGATGGGCGCTGTTCGGCCCGCAGAGCATCTTGTCGGAAAGCGCGATCATCGAGGTGACGGGCCTGCCAGTCGAGGCGGTCCATAAGTTCCTGCTGCGCGCGGTCGAGAAGGGGATGCTGCGGCGCGTCGGCTTGGAATACGCGCTGGTGGCCGGGGGAGAACCGGAATGAACGCCCCGATCCCCGAACCACCAAAGCGGCGTTGCTGGCCTTGGTCGCATCAGTGGGGGCA